GTGGGCCGTTCCCCGAGCGCCACCGCCCAACTCATGCAGCGGTACGGGATCACCACCGGCAACAAGGTCAGGTGGTCGCCGGACGAGCGCAAGACACTGCGCCGGCTCCGCCGGGTCGGCATGCCCATGCACGTCATCGCCGAGCGGATGGGGCGGTCGCTCCAGTCCGTCAAATTCCAGGTCTGGTGGCTGCGTCACCGCGAGGGAGCCTGACCATGCGTCCCATCATCCTCGCTGCCCTATTCCTAAGCACACCCATCGCTCTCGCCCATGGTCCCGGCTCCGACTGGATATGGGAGAACCCCGAGACGTCATGGTGCTGCTACATGAACAAGGACTGCCAGCCCATCGACGAGGACGACGTCGTCGAGATCGAGCCCGGCGCATGGCGGGTCAAATCCACGGGGCAGATTTTCCGACAGGGCGAGCGGGGAACCTACCCGTCCAAAGAGATGCGCCCGTGGGCCTGTAGGACCGAGGGGCAGCCGGTGCGCTGCCTGTTCTACGTCGGCGGGGCGAGCTGATGGACAACGTCATCCCGAGCAACGTCGTGGCGGCCTACCGCGCGCGGCGCGCCATGATGGCCGTCAAACCGAAGATCGATCCGAGCGAGGGATACCATCACATCGGTGACCTGGTGCGCGAGGTGATCATCGGGATAGCGCAGACCACGATCGAGAACTGGCGGAGGTCGAATGGCTGACGGAATGTTCGAGGCCACGCGGCCTGCCGCTCCGCAGAACGTGGAGGCGGAGCAGGCGCTGCTCGGCGCCATCATGGTCAACAACGCGCTGATGGATCGGGACGCGGTGTCCCTGCTGGAGCCCGAGCATTTCTCGCACGGGCTGCACCGGCAGATGTTCCACGTCATGCGCGGTCTCCGCAGTCGCGGGATGCTGATCGAACTGGTCACCATGACCGAGCATTTCCGGGACGACGGATTGCTCATCAAGGCCGGCGGCCCGCGCTACATGGCGCAACTGGTCAGCGCCGCGCAGACCATCTCCAACGGCCATCTCTACGCCGAGACGATCCGCGACGCGGCGGTCCGGCGCAGCCTCGTCGAGGCGGGGCAATCCGTCGTCGAGGGCGCCATGAATGCCGATCCATCCCAGCCGATCGAGGAAGTGGTCGCGAGCGCCGAAGCGGCCGTCGCGGCAGTGTCCTCCGGGCTGGTCATGAGCCGCACCATGGTTCCGGTCTCGACCGCGCTGGATGGCGCCATGCAACAGGCAGAGGCTGCGTACAAGGCCAACGGCAGGATCATCGGGGCACCGACCGGTCTGCTGGACCTGGACCGCAAGCTGGGTGGTCTCCACAAGGGCAACCTGATCGTTCTGGCAGGGCGCCCGGCCATGGGCAAGACCGCGATGGCGATGGGGTTCGCGAGGGCTACGGCGGAGGCCGGCCGCCCGGTCGCGTTCTTCTCCCTCGAAATGTCGGGCGAGGAATTGGGCTTGCGGATGCTGGCCGAGGAAACCGGCATCTCGGTGGAGCGGGTGCGGTCCGCGAGGGTCGACGAGAGCGACGTGCTCGACCTGGCCGCCGCCCGTGATCGGCTCTACGACATGCCGCTGCACATCGACGATGATGGCGGCGCCACCATTCCATACATCCGGCTTCGCTGCCGCCAGCTTCATCGTGTCCGGCCGCTCGCCCTGATCGTCGTCGACTATCTCCAGCTCATCACCTCGCGCCAGCGATCGGACAGCAATCGCACCGCCGAGGTGTCTGAGATCACGCGCTCGCTGAAACTGATGGCGAAGGAGTTCGACTGCCCGGTCCTGGCGCTCTCGCAACTTTCCCGGAAATGCGAGGAACGCGAGGACAAGCGGCCCCAGCTTTCCGACCTGCGCGAATCCGGCTCGATCGAGCAGGACGCCAACGTCGTCCTCTTCGTCTATCGCGAAGAGGTCTACACGGCGCGCGAAAAGCCGAAGGAGAACGAGAAGGACAGCCCGGAGGTCATTGCCGACAAGGTGCGGCGATGGAACGACCGCATGGCTCGGGATCAGGGCCGTGCCGAGTGCATCGTGGCGAAGAACCGTAACGGGGCGACCGGGACCGTCCATCTCCACTTCGACGGGCCGCGGACGCGGTTCGGCAATCTCGCCCGGGGCGACGAATGAGCGGCGCCGACAAGTTCATGCCGATGTTCTGGGGCGACTATGCCCGAGACACCGGGCACCTGAGCAACGCCGGACATGGCGCATATCTGATGCTCATCAAGCACTACTGGTGCTCGGCGCGACCGCTGCCGGACGACGACGCCCAGCTATGGCGGATCGCCTGCTGCGACAGCATCGGGGCATGGAAGAAGCTGCGCGCGGCCATCGAACCGTTCTTCCACATTGGCGACGGTCTATGGCGCCACAACCGCATCGACCGCGAACTCATCAAGGCCGCGGAGCGGTATGAGAAGCGCGCGAAGGCGGGGAAAAAGGGGAACGAGACGCGCTGGGGAAAGGATGGCAATGCGACGGAAGAGACGCCGCCCGAACTGCCGCCCAGCGACTCAATTGCGACCGATCCAGCGTCGCAATGCGATCCCAATGCGATCCCAATGCGCTCGCAACCACAACCACAACCACATTTCCTAACGGAAAAGGATACAGCGCAGCTAGGTCCAGAACTCCCTTCTGCGCCCGACGACGCCCAAGCCGAGGTCCGGAGATCGTCCGAACTGATCCGGGCATTCGACGCCGCCATCGTGGCCGTCTGGGGCGAGGCGCAGCGAAGGCCGTGGCCGGCCGGGGCCGACAGCGGGACCGCACTGCGCTGGCTCCGCGCTGGGGTGACGCCGGAACTGGTCGCGGCCGTGGCCGAGCCGAGGTTCCGGCGGATGGCCGAGCGGGGCAAGACCCATCCCGGAACGCTGGCGTTCCTCGACGCCGCGGTCACCGAGACGCTGGCCGAGGCGGCGCGGCAGGGGCTACCGCCGCCCGGCACGAAGCCGGACCCAAAGCGCGACGCCGCGGCCCGTCGGTACATCAAGGCCATGGACCGATGGAACGATGACGGCCGGCAGGGGCCGGCTCCGAAGCCCGAGGATTTTGGGCTTGAAGCGCGGGCCGCATGACCACCCCCATCCGTTCCAGCCTCGCCCGCTGGCAGGGCGACACCCCGTCCGATGACGCCCACATCCGGGCGATGGCCGCATCCGCATGGCATCAACCACGCCCGTGGGTTTGCTTGCCGCTCGACGAGATCGCCAACGACTGGCTCCGGGCAGGGATGGAAGGACTGATGAACAAGAGGCATGGACGTAGGAGTGCGGATCGATGATTGGGAAACTGGCAGGCGCCATGGGGCGTCGCGGCATCCTGCGCGGGGCGGTGGGGCTCGGTGCAGCGGCCGGGATCGGCGGGAACGTCTCGCATGGGGCGGGATTGCTGGGGGTCGGGAAGCTTCCGGCGGCGCTGCCGCCCGTCTACCAGGGCCCGGCGACCCCGTTGCCCGATCGGCCGGACTGGCTCAAGGCCATCCAGCGCGAGGCCGACGAGGCGCAGGAACGCGAGATGACGCGCCCTCGCGTCGACACGCTCGACCTCGACCTCGCCGCCCTCCGCGGCCCGTCGCCGGCATGGAAGCTGATCCAGCAGCGGGGCCGAGACGCCGCCCGTCGAGAGGCGGCCAGGACGATCTGGCAGCGCGTCGAGGATGCCGCCACTCTCTGGCGCAGAAGCATCGGCCGATGATCGTATTTGCGTGCCAATGAGGAAGACGGGGGAACGAGATGGCAGATAGCGTCGTGCAGTGCATCACCGTCGAGGATGTGGCGCGGACAACCCGGACTGCCGGGTTTTACCCGATCGATGTTGACCCATCCGGCCCTCGACCTCGGTTCACCGTTGCTCTGCTGACAAGTTGCACCGCAGGGGCGCCGTTGGTTCCTCGTGGGCATGGCGGACCCGTGGACGGACGAGATGATTGCTGGGCGTCGGATCGGGCCGCGGATCGTCCTGCCGGGCGAGGCCGAATGACAAGAGCGACGGAGTGGCGACATGGGGCCTGCCTACAGCCGGCATCCTCCGCCGGTGCCGGCATTTGATCGGGACGTCGTCATGGCAGGGGAATACGACCATCCGCTCTTAGCTGTTACGGAGCGTGCCAGGAGGTTTGCCGGCAACTACCGCGCCACTGGCGACGCCTACGCGCAACGTGGCGATCTTCGCGCTGCCGGGGTCTGTGAGGATGCTGCGGCTGATTTCGACCGCATCGCCAACGCCGCCGAAACCGCAATGAACAGGGGAGCCCGGCTTTGACAACGGGAACCGCCACCGCCGCCAAGATGCGACGCGAAGTCTACGGAACGACGAGCGTCTATGGCACCCACCATCGCGCCGAACGCATCCGGGAAAGCGACCCGGCCGGGGGGATCGTCGAGCATCTGCGCGTCGTGACGCAGACCTACATCGATCGCCTCCACGCCGACCTGAAACTGACCGATGACGAACGTGATGCCGGTCAGATGCTGGCCGACGATCACTACGCATCGGGCCTCTACGTCGCCAGCCTCGCCGTTGTCGATCCCGGGAAGCCCATCGGCGGAGGCGGAGCGAGTATCGATCTCGTCCGCGGGGAGGAGGCGTTTGCCCGCTACCGCGACGCGCTACGGGCCGTCACCACCTACGGCGGCCGGGACACGCTGATCCGGGCCTGCATCGACGAGCGCGAGGTTCGGATCGACTGGCTAAAATCCGCCCTCGGGGACCTGATCCGCTACTACCGCAAGGAACGGAGGAAGGCGCAATGACCAAGCTTTGGCGGGTGCCCGGGGTGAACATGGAACTGCACACGGCGGAGACATGCGACCGCCCGGGCGCGTATCTGGTCGCGGAACTGCCGGAGACGGAACGCCCGCTGACGATCCGGGCGCTGAAGCGGGTCGCCAAGGAGCACGAAGCTCGCGGCCCCGCCGCATCCTATCTGCAGCCGCTCGACGTTCTCGGCGTGCTGGAAACGATGCCGCTCGCCGATCGGTTCGTCCCGAGAACGCTGGGCATCGCGGCGCCGACCGACGAGGAAGTCGCCGCCATTAATGCGCACTTCACCGGGGAGAACATCGGGGACGGCAAGCGGTTCCTCCGCAACGTCCTCACCATGTTCGTCGAAATGCGAAACGCCGCTTGACAGGACCCGAAAAATGGGGCAAATTGCGTCCAGCCACAATTGCGCCCGCACGGAACCTCCGTCGCGGGCGTTTTCATTTGGAGCCGACCGATGAAGAAGAAGCCGACGAAGAAGGGCGGTCGCGGGTGCTGAACCCGGACGCGTCTGTTGATCGCGAGGACAACCTCCGAGCGACCGCGCTGGAACTGGCGATCAAGTTTCGCCCCGGCGCGACGCCCGAGGAAGTCGTGATGACCGCCGATCGCTTCCGCGTGTTCCTCTCCGGCAGCGACGGGGCGGTGACCGCGGACTGGCGCGACCCACCGCCGTTCACCGAGTGGTCCGGCCTCCGCGGCGCGTTCACCGAACCGTCCCGCGTGGCGACGGACTTCGACGTCTGATTTCTGTAGCAGAAAGCGCCTGGAAATGGCCGGCCGCCCCAAGGGTTATCCGAAAACCGGAGGCCGACAGAAGGGGACGCCGAACAAGGCAACTGCGGCGCGCGCGGCCGAGATCGCCGCATCCGGCCTGACCCCGCTCGACTTCATGCTCAAAGTGATGCGGGACGAGAACGAGCTGCCCGATGTTCGGCTCGACGCCGCCAAGGCTGCGGCCCCTTACGTCCACCCGCGCCTCGCCACGATCGAGAACACCGGCACGATGACGCTACGGCATGAGGATGTCCTCGCCGAGCTTGAGTGAGCGCGAGCGGGCGATCCGCCAGCGCCTACGCGACGATTTCGCCCACTATGCCCGGAAGTGCCTGCGCATCCGCACCAAGGCGGGCAAGGTCGAGCCGTTGGAACTGAATTCGGCGCAGCAGTTCATCCACGGCAAGCTGCAATCGCAGATCGAGCGCACGGGCAAGGTCCGCGCGATCATCTGCAAAGGGCGGCAACAGGGATGTTCGACCTACGTGGAAGGCCGCTACTACTGGCGGGTGACACACCGCCGCGGGGTGCAGGCGTTCATCCTGACGCACGAGCAGGAGGCGACCAACAACCTCTTCGCCATGGTGCAGCGCTATCACGACAACTGCCCGGCCCTGGTGCGGCCGGAGACCGGCGCGGCCAACGCCAAGGAACTGAGCTTCGCCCGGCTCGACAGTGGCTACAAGGTCGGCACGGCGGGGACCAAGGGTGTCGGCCGGTCGCAGACGATCCAGTATTTCCATGGCTCCGAGGTCGCGTTCTGGCCGTTCGCGGAGACCCACGCGGCGGGCGTCCTCCAGGCGGTTCCCGATCAGCCCGGGACCGAGGTCATACTGGAAAGCACGGGCAACGGGCTCGGCAACTACTTCTACGACCAGTGGCAGAAAGCGATCCGCGGCGAGGGTGAGTTCGAGCCGATCTTCGTCCCGTGGTTCTGGCAGCCCGAATATGCCCGTGACGATCCCGAATTCGAGATGCGCCCCGACGAGCGGGAGATGGCGCAGACCTACAACCTGTCGGCCGCGCAGATGGCGTGGCGCCGGTTCAAGGTGGTGGAACTGGGCAGCGACGCGCTGTTCCGGCAGGAATACCCGATGACGCCCGAGGAGGCGTTCCAGGCCGATACCAGCGAGACGCTGATCCCGGTCGAAACGGTGCGGCAGGCGGTGGGGCGGGATGTCAAGCCGATGTCCGGGCGGATCATCTGGGGCGTGGACGTGGCGCGGTTCGGCGACGATCTCTCGACCCTGGCGAAGCGCCGAGCGAACTGGCTGCTGGAGCCGGTGAAGTCGTGGAAGGGCAAGGACGGGGTGCAGCTCGCCGGCCTGCTCTACGAGGAATTCCGGGCGACGCCCATCGCGGAGCGGCCGGAGACGATCGCGGTGGATGTGATCGGGGTCGGCGCCGGGGTGGTGGACAACCTCCGCCACATGGGCCTGCCGGTCCACGCCGTGAACGTGGCCGAACAACCGTCGTCGCGGGACGAGTTCATGCGCCTGCGGGATGAGCTGTGGTGGAAGGCCCGGGAGTGGTTCGCGGCGCGGGACAGCCGGATTCCCGACGACGGCGCCCTGATCGCCGAATTGACCACGGTCCGGTACGACTTCACGACCGGCGGCAAGCGCAAGGTCGAGAGCAAGGACGAGATGAAGAAGCGCGGGCTGAAAAGCCCGGACCATGCCGACGCCTTCATCAACACGTTCGCGGTGTCCGACATGCCGGCCTCTCGGGCGAAGAGCTACGAGCCGCCGGTGTTCCACGACGGGGTCTAGACCCCTTTCCAGACTGACGGAGAACGACCATGGCTGCTGGCACCTGGTCGGTGTACGGCCCGGCGAAGACGCGCCTGGTCAACGCCGAAATCGACATGAACGGGCACACCTTCAAGTGCCTCCTGCTCGGCACCGGCTACACGCCGAACCTGTCCACCGACGACGACCTGGCCGACGTCACGGCGAACGAGATCGCGGATGCGGGTTATGCCCGAGTGACCCTGACCGGGGTCGCGGTGAACTATTCCGGGGGGACGGTCACGGTCGACTGCGACAACATCAGTTTCGGCACGGCGGTGACGATCTCGGCGAAGCGCGCCGCGCTCTACGACGACACGCACGCTTCGGATGCGCTGCTTGCCGTGGTCGACCTCAACACGGCGGGGACGGCGTCGGTCGCGGCGTCGACCTCGGGCACGTTCCAGATCACGATCGACGCGGCCGGCGTGTTCACGGTGGTGTAGGGCGCGTCGCCTGAGTTAACGCAGTGGCGACGAAACTCTATCTTCAGAACGACGCCGCGGATATCGGCGGCAACTTCTGGCAGGCGACGAACAGCACTCCGGCCTCGCCGAGCGGCAGCGGGACGCTGCGCAGCACGACGACGACAGCGAGCGGCAGTGAGATACAGCTAACCGCGACGGCCGGCGGCACTGTCATGGAGTGGGTGACGGGCTACGCAAGCTCGGCATTCACTCTCTCAGGTACCATCGACGCATCCATGGTGGCGCGCGAAAGCGCGACCAGTGTCAACGCGAAGCTCCGCGTCAAGGTTTGGCGGCGGAGCACGGGAGGGACTGAAACCGAAATAGCGTCGCTCGACGATGATTTGGAGATGACGACGACGGACACGACCAGGACGTGGTCCGGCAGCCCGACGTCGACATCGATCGCGATCAACGAGCGTTTGGTATTCCGGTTCTACGCCATCCCGAGTGGGACGATGGGGGCGGGGTCGATCACGTCCCGCACGGCCGGTACCAGTGGTCTAAACTTCGTCCAGATCAACGAGACCGTCACTTTCACGGCGACGGAAAACACCGAAGACCTGAACGTCACCCCGGCGAAGGGGGCGGTGGTCATTGCGGGCAAGGCCGCGTCGATCGTAACGACGACGTCGGTCAATCTCGCACCGGCCTCCGGCCTCATCACGATTTCCGGGCATCCGGCCGAGTTCACGTCGAGCATCGACGTCAACGAAACCGCGGCGACGGGGGCGGTTGTCGTCTCTGGGCAGTCTGCGACGATCGTGGCGAACCGGGGGGCGTTCCTCTCTCCCGTTGTCGGCTCTGTCACGATCACCGGCCAGTCCGCCGCCTACCAGTCTGTTCCGCTTCTCAACGCCGCCTCCGGCTCCGTCCTGATTTCCGGCCAGCCGGCCGAGGTGACTACGGGGGCCGATCTATCTCCGGCGACGGGCGCCGTTCTCATCACCGGCCAGCCTGCGGTCATAGAAACCGGCTCGCCGCTGATCGTCACAGCGGCCACGGGCTCGGTCCTCATTCAGGGCCAGCCGGCCACGGTCGAGATTACGGACACGTTCGTCGGCGCGCCCGCCACGGGTTCCGTCATCATCCAGGGCCAGACCGTCACCCTCATCGAGGGGCAGGGACTGGAGGTCACGCCCGCCGCCGGTGCGGTGTTGATTTCCGGCCAGCCCGTCGAGGTGTTCGCGGGCTCGCCTGGGATCGTCGATGCCACGGCGGGGCTGGTCACGATCGCGGGACAGCCGGTCACGGTTCGCGCCGATGCCGTGCTGTCGCCGGCTACGGCCGAAGTCGTCATCGCGGGCCAGCCTGCAACCGTCGTTGCGGAGACGAACGCGCTTCTGTCGACCGGCACCGGCTCCGTTCTCGTCGTGGGCAAGCCGGCGGCGATTACGCTGACCAGCAACATCGTGCTGTCGCCCGCTTCCTGTCGGATGACGTTCGGCGGTAGGCAGGCATGGATCGAGACATCGGACCTCGGCGGGACGGTGGTGGTGGTCGATCCTCCTGCCGATCGGGGCGGGGAGACTTGGCGCGAGATCGTGATGAAGGCGGACCCCGACTGGCCGGTTCATTACAAGCGGTCGAAAGGCGTCTATGAGTTCGGCAAGCGCCGGTTCGACGAGAGCAATCCCTATGGGTGACCGGCGATGATCCTGGGGCGGATGCTGACCGTTGGGGCGCCGCCCTACACGAATGCGGCTGGCGATTTTGATGGATCGTCCGACTATCTGAGCCGCGGCGCGAGCCTGACCGGAGTGGTGGACGGGCCGGTATTTACGGTCAGTGCATGGGTTTACTATTCCGGGACGCTTGGCAACGTCCTGTTGGCAAGCAACGCGACCAGTGGTGCTGGCGTCTCTGTTTACTTCGCATCCGATGGAAAGGTTCGTGTTCAGGCCGGCGGAACCTCGGGCGTCCAAATCCAGATTCGTTCGGTGTCCACCCTGACTGCCAGTCAATGGAACCATATCTCGTGTTGTGTGGATTCGCGCGATTCGACCAAGGCGCTCATGCGCATCAACGGCACGCTGGATTCGCCGACGCTATCGCAATACGACGAAGGATCGTCGATCGACTTCACGACGGGTGCATTCAACCTTTCCGCCACATCGACGGGGGGGACGAAATTCGCCGGGCGCATTGCGGATGTCTGGTGGGCGCCGATTTATGCGGACCTGTCTGTGAACGCCGTTGCGGAGAAGTTCCGGACATCCGGCGGCGATCCGGCTGATTTGGGGCCATACGGCACAACGCCAGGATTGGGGCGCCCCCCATTCTACGTCCGCGACTACGGCGACATGATCTTGGGGCGAAATAGAGGCACGGGGGGGCCAATGGTGGTGAACGGAACCATCGGCTCGGTATCCGGCCCATGGTGACCCACATCCTCACCCCAACCGTCTCCGAGGACACGCTTCCCGAGTTCCGTCCCCTGGCGACCGACATCGCCCGGGTGCTGGGTGACCACTACCCCGGGCATCCATGGTACGTCCGCGTCATCCCCGGCGTGGCGGTCATCCACAACTACGGCCTGTCCAAGACCTCCGGCTTCGTCCTGCATCTCGACCGCATCCCCGGTGGCATGGTCACCCGCGGCGCGGTCCTGGCCGGGGGCGAGTTCCTGGAGCGGCACGGCATTCCTCGCGGCGGCTTCCGCGTCGAGGATTATCCCAGAGTGGTGCGCGAATGAGCGACATGATCGAGACGCCCGATCGTGACAGCGCCGCGCTCCGCATGGCGGACGGCGGGCTGTCCACCGCGGGCAAGACGGCCGACGACAGCACTGCCGCGCCCGCGGACGTGGACTGGCTGGCGCTTGCCCGCCGCAGCTACCAGACATCCACGGACTGGCTCGATCAGGGCCTCCGCCGCGACTGGGAGCGTGCACTCGACCATTTCAACAGCCGGCATTCGGCCGGGTCCAAGTACCTGTCGGACAGCTACAAGGCGCGATCCCGCCTGTTCCGCCCGAAGACGCGCGGTTACATGCGGCGTCGGGATTCCGCGGTGGCGGCGGCCTTCTTCTCGACCAACGACGTGCTTTCCGTCTCTCCGGTCGACGATAGCGACCCGCAGCAGCGCGTTGCGGCCAAGGTCAACCAGGAGCTGATGCAGTATCGGCTCACCAAGACCCTCCCGTGGTTCATGATCTGCATCGGCGCCTCGCAGAACGCCGCGATCTACGGCGTCTGCACGTCGAAACAGTGGTGGGAATACGAGGAGGACCCCGAGCAGGCAGACCCCGTGACGGGCGCGCCCAAGGTCATTCACGACCGACCCCGCATCGACCTCGTGGCGCCGGAGAACTTCCGCATCGACCCCGCCGCGGACTGGACCGACCCCGTCGGAACGTCGCCCTACATCCACCACATCCACCCGATGTATGTCGGCGACGTCAAGAAGCGGATGAAGACGATCGACCGCAAGACGGGGCAACCGAAGTGGAAGGAATGGGACGACGCCACGATCCGCAAGGCGGCCCAGCCCGAACACGACAACCTCCGGCAGGCCCGTTCCAAGCGGGAGCGGCCGGACCAGCAGCGACCGACCAACCAGCCGGTCGGCGATTTCGAGATGGTCAACGTCCACGAGGTGGTGATCCGACACGAGGGCCGCGATTGGGTCTACTGGACGCTCGGGACCGAAAACCTGCTCACCGATCCGGTACCGCTGGAGACCGTCTATCTCACCGGCGAACGGCCATGGGTGATGGGCTACGGCCTGATCGAGACGCACAAGGCGTATCCGTTCGGGCAGGCGGCGCTCAGCCATGACTTGCAGGTCGAGATCAACGACCTCGCCAACCTGCGCATGGACAACGTCCGCCTCGGCGTCAATGGGCGGTACTTCGCGCGCCTCGGTGCGGACATCGACGCGCAGTCGCTGATGCGCTCGACCCCGGGCGCGGTCACCTTCATGAAGGACCCCGGGACCGACGTGGTGGTGCATCGCCCGCCGGACGTCACCGGATCGTCGTATCAGGAGCAGGACCGCCTCAACGTCGATTTCGACGACGTCATGGGGTCGTTCTCTCCGGGCTCCGTCCAGTCCAACCGCAAGCTCAACGAGACCGTGGGCGGCATGGCGCTGCTGTCGAACAGCGCCAACACGCTGATGGAATTCGACCTCCGCGTCTTTTCGGAGACATGGGTCGAGAAGGTGCTGCGCCAGTTGGTGAAGCTGGAGCAGGTTTACGAAACCGACCTCGCCGTGATCGCGCTCGCCGGCAAGAAGGCGGACATCTTCCAGCAGGCGGGGATGATGCTGACCCCGGACCTGATCGAGGGCGAGTTCACGGTAACGGTGAACGTCGGCATCGGCGCGACGGACCCGAATACCAAGGTCCAGAAGTTCGTCTTCGCGATGAACACGCTGGGCGGGGTGATGCAGCGGCTGATCCAGGTCTACGGGCCGGGAGTGGTGAAGTCTCCCGGCTTCGAGGAGATCGCCTCCGAACTGTTCGGCCTCGTCGGCTACAAGGACGCGTCCCGTTTCCTCGACTTCACCGGCCCCGGTCCCGATCCGCAGGCGCAGCAGGCGATCCAGCAGTTGC